CATGGAAGACTTCGTTGATCGTTATAAAAACGTGCGACTCGCTGGCCCACGATATCGTTTCTTCTGTGCTTCAGATCAGAAGTATCCTGCGTTCGTCAAGAACACTCATATCATGAGTACTATCTTGATTGACAACTCACTTGACATTCGCTGGCGTAGTAAGTACAACGAAGACATTGATCTGTCTTTGCGTGTACTACAAGGCGGTGACTGCACAATTCTGTTCAATGCATTCTTGCAAGGTAAGTCTGCAACTCAGACGGTCTCTGGTGGTAACACTGAAGAAGTATACAATGCAGATAAAATGGACTATGCAGACACAACGTACGAAAAGACTATGGTTCTGAAGAACCTGCATCCCGAAGACGTGCGTGTTGTACAACGATACGGTCGTTGGCATCATCATATCAACTACGACAAGTATCAGAAAAACATGTTGCAGTTCCGAGATGGATTTGTCATGCCGAAATCGCCCAACAATTACAATCTTAAATTGTTGAAAAAAATCTAAAAAATTGCTTGACATATAAATAGTATCTGTTATACTTACCTAACTAACGGAGACTATCACATGGCAATGCTAGGAGCAAATGAATTCGGTTTTTCAAAGCCGTACTTGAATATGCTCGCTGAAAGCATTACTAATGGTGACGAGGTTAAGTTCAAAGGTAATGTCTCTCAGAAGATCAACCATACAGACGAAGTAAAGAAATTTGTAACAGCAGTCGGTAAACAGGACATGACTGCTATCGCTAGAGTCGCAAAGACTGGTGCAAAATACGCGCCCATCTTTAACGGATATACTTGGTCTCAGATTGACAAGTCTCAGTTTAGTGGACGTGGTGGTGCTGGTCTCGGTCAACCAGACGGCAAAACAACGGCAATGCAAGAGCGAGCGAGTCTACTCGCGATTCAAAAGGGCATTGAGAACAACGGGTACTCGAATAAAGAGACTTTTCTAAAACTGTACCGAGCAGAACTTTTAGAAGAATACCCTGGAATGGACGAGTACTGGGAGAATGTTTTCTTTGAGCAACAGAAGTTGACACAACAGAAAGTGGGCAACACGCAGTATGGTCACTATAGTCGTGACGGTGGTTTCATGGACTATATTACAGAAAGATGTAAGAAACTCTATGGCATCAATCAGAAAGACACGTGGAACCCTGCCGACATTTGGTTAGTCGCAGACTTAGAGAGAGTCAAGAGAAATCTAGACGCAAAGATACTAGACAACAGTACTTCCCTTACTGAGTTCAACGTAATTCTACAAGACTTGTTTCACAAACGTCAGATCGTAGGCATCTCACTCAAAAAGATGTCAGGTAAAACTGCTAGGTGGGAATTAGTCAACTTTGATAGTGAAGAAGTGTTTGACGGAGATGAGTACGCATTTAGTTTTGATGAAGCGAAGTTGAATCTAAAGACTAACGGCAAAGGATATTTTGAAAACACAGAATCGTCATTTAAGATATCATCTAGTAAGATCACCATTGCTTTTCAGATCAGACAGAACTCACGAGGTTACAACAACCTAAAATTAGAAGGCACTGACATTAGTGCCCGCGCAGCTCGTCTAGGTAAAGCGCCTCTTGATATGGTAAGTCAGACGCTTAGAGCATATGGTATCAGAGAAACTGAACGATGGAGATCTTGGAGAAACTATCCGAAGAATATAGATGAGTTTTTGAATGACGAAGAAACTCACATCAAACGATTCAAGTCTTTGAAGGCGACAGGTAAAGTTGATCTAAGTATCAAGACAGCAGAAGAATTTACTGAGAACGTCGCTTCGGTGTTTGACACTGCAAAGAATGACAATGAACGTGCTGTTGCAAATAGTAAACTACAGCAGTTAGACCTTTTAAACGAAATATTCTCTATACGAGATGCTAATAAATTGAGTGATTTGCTTTCTGACATTGCATATCTTGGTCAGAAAAAAGGCGAACTCTTCGGACCATTTGCGAAACTATACTAACATGGAAAACTTCAGCAACTTCATCACAGAACAGAAGAACACTCACATGACTCACATCGAGGACAAAGTCCTGTACGGTGGAGTTGACGGTACACGTCAAGCGATCAATGCACTACGTGGACTGCGTGACATGTTGTCGGGTACATCTAAAGGCAATGTCTCTGTAAAGTGGGACGGTGCGCCTGCAATCTTCGCTGGTCAAGACCCACGTGACGGTCAGTTCTTTGTCGCGAAGAAAGGCATCTTCAATAAGAATCCAAAGGTCTACAAGACTGACGCAGACATCGACGCGGACACCTCTGGTGACCTGAACGCGAAGTTGAAGGCTGCACTCAAGTATCTACCAGACCTAAACATCAAGGGTGTTGTACAGGGAGACTTCCTATTCAGTCGTGCAGATCTATATGGCAAGAAAATTGATGGTCAGAGATATGTCATGTTTCACCCTAACACAATCGCATACGCAGTACCGTGGGATCAGGCGGCAGACATCCGTGCCGCGAAGATCGGTATCGTATGGCACACGACATACACTGGCGATTCTTTTGAAAACATGACAGCATCTTACGGCGTTGATGTCTCTAAGTTCCGTAAGTCGCGTAACGTATGGTCACAGGACGCGATGCTACGCGACGTGACTAACGCAACCATGAGTGAACGTGAGACTAAAGAAGTCAATGGCATACTCACTCAGATCGGTCGTTTGTTCAGACAGACATCGTCAACAACGCTCAAATCAGTCTCAGATAATCCTAAGTTTGCTCAAGCGATTGAGACATATAACAACACGTTCGTACGTAAAGGCACATTGATGCCAGACTCAAAGAAACACGTTGCGGGACTGATTGCACATCGTCAAGCGTACTATAAGAAAGAGATAGATAGTAAGAAGTCTCAACGTGGCAAGGACACTTGGATCGCTAAGATGAAAGATGAAATGGCGTTTTTCTCTGCAGAGAATCGTGCGAACCTAGAAAAAATGTTTGAATTGCAAAGATTAATTGTACTTGCGAAATTAAAGCTTATAAATAGTTTAGACAAACTTAAGTCAATTGACACTTTCGTGAAAACTTCTGATGGTTACAAAGTGACTGGCGAAGAAGGATACGTTGCAATTGATACACTTGGTGGTGACGCGGTGAAACTGGTTGATCGTATGGAATTCTCATACAACAACTTTTCATCCGATATATTAAAGGGGTGGGATTCACCTCGTAGATAAAATGGGAAAAACCAATAGAGGACTTTAAAATGGCACCTATGTCATTTAAGCAGTTCGTCGATACAGATTACACAGATACAGGCGACGGACAATTGGCGAGAAACGCCAAAGATAGAAAAACAGGCAGAAAAACTGAAGCACTAGATGCTGGGCAAAGACGTAAACTTGCGATGCGCATGAAGCGTAACAAGGCACGTATTGCCATTGCACGAAAACGTGCTGAACGTAAAACTGCTAATATGGACACGTTAAAGAAACGTGCACGTCGTCAGGCGAGATTACAGTTCGCCAAGAAGTTTACTAAAGGAATTCCTAAGAGTGAACTCACTGTCGCTCGTAAAAAAGAAATCGAGAAAAGATTAGACAAACCTGCGGTTAAAAATCGCATTGATAGAGTCGCTCGTAAACTCATCAAAACAGTACGTAAGCAAGAGATGGAACGCAAACGTGCTAGACGACAAGGTGGTGCGCAGAAGTGATCAAGAACTTCTCCCAGTACCTAGTTGAAGAAGAACGCGAAGTATACTTTACGTTCGGTCGTATGAACCCGCCTACAGTCGGACACGGCAAAGTGATGGACACTTTGGCGCTAAAATCTGGTAAGTCTGACTACAAGATCTTCATGTCGCAGTCTTCGGACTCCAAGAAGAACCCACTTACATACGAACAAAAAGTAAAGCATACTCGCAAGATGTTTCCAAAACATGCGCGAAATGTCATGGTTGATAAGACTGTTAAAACAGCAATCAACGCAATGGTCTCACTGTACAATCAAGGTTACAAATCAGTCACTATGGTTGTCGGTGCAGACCGTATTACAGAATTCGAAGTCCTGTTGAACAAATACAACGGACAGAAAGCAAGACATGGTTTTTACAACTTTAAAAGCATTAAAGTAGTATCTGCAGGAAAGAGAGATCCAGATTCTGCTGGAGTAGAAGGCATGTCTGCCTCTAAACAACGTGAGAATGCACAGAAGAATGATTTTGTGGCATTCTCTCAGGGCACACCTAAGTCTATGTCTGACAAAGACGCACGTACGTTATTCAACGATGTACGTAAAGGCATGGGTCTGAAAGAAGCTAATGAATTCCGTAATCATCTAGAACTTGAATCAGTATCAGAAACTCGTGAACAATATGTCTCGGGTGAACTGTTTGAAGTGGGTGATACGGTAGTTATTAAAGAATCTGAAGAGATCGCTACCGTATCCGTTCTAGGTGCAAATTATGTCATTGTTGAAACATCTAACGGTAAAAAACTGCGTAAGTGGTTAGACGCCGTTGAACTTGTTGAAAGACAAGACCCAGATATCAAAGATCGTGAAGGCACCCAACCATCACGATATTATGCCGGACTAAAGAAGTCAACTAAAGTCAAACGTGACGCACACTTCAAGAAGCACGGCAAGAAAGACGACGACGATTCATCTGCATACAAACCTGCCCCAGGGGATAAGACTGCAAAGACTAAACCATCTAAGTGGACAAAGTCGTTCAAAGACATGTACGACGAAGATTGCTGGGACGGTTACAAGCAAGTCGGTATGAAAAAGAAGGGCGGTAAGATGGTGCCTAACTGCGTGGCCGAAGAAGGTGGTGCAGGTGATGAAGGTACTGATAAGTTACGTAAACGTTACTTCAAAGACACC